TTTCTCAAAACAAGTACCCCCAGCAAGTGCAGTAGAAAAAGTTAAATCAGTACCAGCACCAGTTCCATCCATTACTGGTGCAATAGCTGCACCTAAAGTAGCACCATTTGAGTTGGCTTTAGAAAAACCAAGCACTCCATAATAATTGCCATCTGTATATGAGCCTGATTGGTGGCTTAAAACAATAGAATCGCTTACTGATGTTAATGTAGCACTATCGCTAGTATTCTTTACATGAAGTGTGCCTTGAGGACTTGTTGTACCAATACCTACGTTGCCTGAGGAGTCGATTCTCATGACTTCTGTTGCAGAAGTACCAAACCTCATTGAATCGCCAAGATGAGCATATTGAACAAAACCTCTGTATCTTTGACCACCACCAGTACCATCACCAAATCTTAATTCACCAGTTCCTGATGTGCTGGTTACTATTCCAAAATTAGTATCACCAGAAGTATTTGCAACTGCTAACTTAGCACCATAATCATCAGGACTATCTGTACCAACACCCCAGTTTTGTGTACCTATAACACCAACTGTAGTGCCATCTTTTTTCACTAGAATCACATTACCATCATCAGATAATCTATTCGCAATTAACGGTGCAGCCCCACTATCGGTTACATACAGCCTATCGTCAGCAGTCATTTCTATACCTACTGTTGCACCACTGTCAGTAGAGGTTTTACCTACTAAGAAATCGCCACCATTATTAATGTAATTAACATCACTTGGCTTTGAAGATAATCTGACTTTGACAGTACCAGTATCTAATAAACTGAATCTAGCTTGGTCGTTATTTTCTCTAAATATGGTTGCTAAATCATTTGTGCCATCGTATAAGGCAATTCCATCATCATTAGCTGCACCAACTGAAAACCTATGTGGTGGTGTTGATAAGGCAATACCTACTCTATCGTTTGTTGAATCAACATATAATCTATTAGTATCGACTGTTAAGTCACCTGAAATGTCTACACCTGAGCTATCAATCGTCATAATTTCGGCAGCAGCAGCATCAAATCTGATAATATCTTCATCGGCTGATTCTTCTACTTGAATCTTGGTATCGCCATCGGCATCTGCAATAGAATTGCTTGATACACCGCCAACTGCAGAATCAACGTAAGCTTTAACAGATTGTTGAGTTGGTACCAGTGTTGCTGAATTAGATGTCATATCGTCTTCATCAACAAAAGCTGTAATGGTTATCACTCCATCTGAAAGTGAACCATAAGTAATTGTTCCTGTTGTGGTAATAGCTGACGAACCATTGTCAATAGCTCCGAACCCTGAAGTAATACTACCAGAATTTAAAGCACCAACTGTGATAAGGCTTGAGTCACCCGGGTAAGCTGTCGCATCAGATAAGTCAAAAGCCGGAGTAGCATCTGACCCTCCAAGAGATACACTAACACCACCATAAGACACTGACGAATTTGTAAGCGAACTATTGGCAATATTAGATAAAGTATTTGAAGCGGCATCTATAGTTTTATTGGTTAATGTTTGTGTTCCTGTTAATGTTGCTACTGTACTATCAATAGCTACTGTAAGTGTATTGGTTGCACCAGAAGTGTCGATACCAGTACCACCTGCAATAGTTAAAGTTTCGCTATCTAAGTCTATTGATAATGCTCCACCTGTATCACCTTGAAAGTCTAGGTCTTCGGCAGTTAGTTGAGTATCAACGTAATCTTTAACTGCTGCTGAAGTTGGTAAAGTTGTGTCGTTATCGTTTGAACTAATACCTTCTGATTCTAATACGATTGCCGAGGCTTTAAAGTTATCTACTTCAATATTAGATACAGTGTTGTTATCAACATCTATAGTTTTGTTTGTTAATGTATCTGTAGTTGCTCTACCAACTAAAGTATCTGTTGAGGTTGGTAAAGTAAGTGTACCTGTATTACTAATTGAGCTAATAACAGGACTTGTTAATGTTTTGTTTGTTAGTGTTTGTGTATCAGTTAAAGTAGCTACAGTTGAATCAATAGCCACTGTTAAAGTATTCGTAGCTCCTGAAGTATCAATACCTGTGCCACCAGCAACTGTGAAAGTTTCGCTATCGAGGTCAATACTTAAAGCACCACCTGAGTCACCTTGGAAATCTAAGTCTTGTGCTGTTACCTGAGCATCAACATAAGCCTTAATAGACTGTTGTGTTGCTAATGAGGTATCACTATCAGAACTTAAATCGTCTTCATCTAAAATAGCAGTAACTGTTGAGCCACTACCTAAAACTAAGCTATCGAGGTTGGCAGTACCATCAATATATAAGTCTTTAAATTCTAGGGAAGAAGTACCTAAGTCTATATCGTTATCTGTGACAGGAATTATCGCACCATCAGCAATATAAAGTTGTTGAACTGAACTACTTGAAACATCTACCCAAAATTCTATGTGGTCATTGGTAGTATCTATTAAGATTTTGTTTAAAGGTGTTGTCAGACCTGCATCGCCTATTAAGCCTATTACTGGTCCTTCTGCTGCGGTGCCATCGTGTTTGTGTCCCGATGTGTTGCTAAATGCGTTTACTAATTGATTGTACTCGTTATTAAATAACGCAGCTGTGATGGTATCCCCATCTGCCATTGTACTTTGTCGTATATAACCTGCCATAATTTTTATCTCCTTCCTGATGGTATATAGTCTACATAAAATCCATTTATAATATAAGGTGCATTAGTATCATCACTTAATACCCTAAAACTGTTACTTGAGCCACTACCTACTAATGGTATTCTCACCAGTGGTTGCTCACCGGCACCAAACTTTGCAGTACCAAATATCGCAGTACCAAAGTTAGCTGGTGCTGGTATTGAATCCAAAACAATATCATCAGGTTGTGGTATTTCATTACTACCGTAATCAAATCTAACTCTTAATGTTGGTTGAATATCATTTTCAGGTCCAATAGACATTTTAATATAATGTAATGTTTTTAATGTCCCAAAGTCACCATAATCGTAATTAGGTGTTTGATACCTAGCATCTACATTGCTACCATCAAAATCATTACCAATATCATGCTCATATATGTAACCTGTTTGTGAACCATGATAATGTTCTTCAATGCCTACTTCATTAAAGGCTGTACCAATAGCTGTAACTTCTATGCCTTTTATTTGTGACCATTGAAAGCCATCTGGTCTTAATGTTCCTATAATTCCTTCTTGTTGATTATCATTTAATAATCTATTGGTATAAAACAATCTATATTGTGACTTGTCTCTATGAACCATACTATTAATTACATAGTCATCAACGTTTCTTGCTAAGTCATTCAATATAGGTTGTATCTGTTTTGATACTGTACCTAACTCAACGTCACCAATTCTTGCAGTACCAGCAACTGTTCTAATACCATCTGGTGCTAAAAATACTAAGTCACCACCTATCTCTTGTATGCTATAGCCACTTAAACAGCCAACGTTTTCAGCAATCGGGTCAATTCTAACATTTGCTGAATCGTTTATATTTATTAATTTATGTAAACTGTTTTCACAAAAAACAATTAAGTCCTCACGGAAGCCTCTAATACCAACAATAGTATCAGATATTGCTACACTTCCTGCTCCAGCTCCTGTAAAGTTATTAGGGTCATTATAAACACTGTAATAGACAGTAGTTTCCTCATCTGCAACACCTGCTGCTATTAGGTGGTGGTCATGCGATGTAATAAATTTTACTGGAGTATTAGCTCCATTAGGTTGTATTTCTTTAGCAAAAAATGTTCTGGTTGTTAAATCTCCAGTACCTTCCATTCTAAATGAAAAAATATTTGCAGTAGAATTATCAGCAATAAATATTTCACCATAATCCATACCAGAACTTTCAAATAAAGTAAAAGTTGCTTGTTCTTGTCCTGTTCTTACCGAAGCTGATTTACCAGTAAAAGTAGCATAATTATCTCCACCACCAGCAGACAATTTATTTATCTGTAGCCATGTAATGCCATCTTGACTAAAATATAAAGCATTACCTGCTGCAACTACGACTCCATCAGCATAAGGTCTAACACCAAATATTTCAGTAGCTCCTCCTGTTGGTTGTGTTGCACTAGCACCACCAAACTTAGCAAAACCATTTATTCTTCTGTAGCCACCCTCAATAGCCACTTCAAAGTTTTGTAAAACTGTGGCTGCACCGGGAGTTCTTAATAAGTCTATAGAGTTAGCTGACTTAACTAAACCACCACTACAAGCTACTGTATAAGGTTGTGAACGTGCCATAAATTAAAAATAAGTTCTGTCGTCTGTCATTCTTGACGGAGCTTGATTGATTAAGTTTGACTTCATGTATTTCATAGCTTTTTTAAAGTCCTCTAAAGCAAATGCTGCTTGTTGTGGAGATTCTTTAAATTGCCAAACATAATATCTAGTTCTTGAGGTAATGACATTACTGTATTGTTCTGGTAAAACTATTGTGTCGTCATAAGCTGACAAAGCTGTTGGTCTGTCAAAGGCATAAAAATGCACATTGTATGCTTTATCTGGTATAGGACTTAGACCAAATTTCCTAGCATCTGGTGATTGTATAACATATTTTGGTTCACCATATTTTTGTCCGTTTGCATCGTCTTCGTTTTCTTGGTCTCTGTAGTATCTTGCCCAGTCTGCATGGTCTAAATATTTCAAACCTTGTGAGACATAAGGTGCTGATTCACCTGAGACATTAATTGTTGTCAGATAAAAGTCGTCCCAGTCTATTGATGCATAGTCTGTTGTAATACTGGAACTACCTGACTTTAACAAATACCATCTGGTACCTGCTACTGTTTCTACTGTAACATTCCCATAAAAAGGGTCTGTACTACCACTTAATCCTGCTGAGAAAAAAGGCAACTGAGGTTCTTCATTAGCTATGTCAAACAATGCTTTGTTGACTGAATCTTTCACAAACTTTTGTAGTCCTATCGCACTTGCAAAGTTTGCTGCAGTAAGTGGTACTTCGTTTAGTTCTCTTAGAACCTCGTTAGTTATATCTAAATATGTTGTTGCCATTATTTTTTATGTATTTTTTGAATTTCAAAGTTTGCTGATTTACTGGCTCCTTTATGTGGCTTATAACCGCCAACAGGGTCTTTCATTAGTTTAAAGCTTTTACCGCTTTTCATCCAATGATAACCTTTAGGTGCTGGTACTTTCATTACTTATCGCCTTTCATCTCCATGGTATTATAACCTACCATTCTGTTGCATGAATCTTCTAAGTCTTTGATTGAGCTGTAGCCATGTTGTCCACCATGTTTCATAGGTTTTCTAGGACCACCATAAGCATAACCTTCTCTTTTTTTCTTTTTATCATACATAATATTACTCCTAGTTAGGTTTTTGAACTTCCATAGCTGATGCTACAAGACCACCGCCACTTAAGCCATATCTACCTTCGCTATCTCTTTTACCTTTAGGTTTACCGCCCATTAATCTTTTTGGTCTTACTCCATCTAATTTAACAGGTTTACCTTTTTTCCTTTGTGGTTGTTGTTGAAATGGTTTCATAATTTTATCTCTCCTTGTAAAAATGGAGGAGTCCGAAGACTCCCCCGTAACTATAATTAGTCAATAGTGTAGAAAGCTGATACTAATGCATCGTCTCTCAATACTTTTGCTCCATATACATGTAAGCCTCTAA